CCAGGACCAAAGAGACGCAAGGGCGCTCTTAATCGTAGTAGCTAGCGGGCTGCTATTTTTCCCAATGATGAACCTACTACTTAAAGCTATGAGCTTTATACAGTACATTTTTTTAGGCTATGTCTACTAAGATAGGTTACTACTGCGAAGCCTGCGCTATTTATACGGAAGCTGGAGAAGATCCGCAAGCCTGCGCCGCTTGCATTTTAGACGAATACGAAAACGCTATTTTATTTATATGAGAATCATTTTAGTAGAGTCTAAGAGCTCTAGAAAGGTAGAAGGCTTTAGGACACTTACCAAAGCTTGCAAGGCCTTAAACTTAAACTACAGTACTTTAACCAAGGTTATAAACTCCAAGTGCAACTACTACGAGAACGACCGCTTTAAAATTACTAGGCTCCCTATACAATAAAAAACGCAACCAAACAAGAAGTAAAGACTTTTTTTTGTATATTTGCATAAAGTATACACTTCTAAGTTTTGGCAGAAAATAAAAACCCTGGGCTATTAGCCCGCTTATTTAGAAGCTCCCCGGAAAACCCCAGCACTAGTTTAGCTAATCCTGCTGCGTGGCTTACGGGGCTTTTTGGTACTAGCAAAACGGGAGTACAAGTAAGCGAAGATAACGCGCTAACCTTTAGCGCTGTTTATGCAGCCGTAAGGATCATAAGCGAAACGATAGCTAGCATTCCTCTAAACGTATATAAAGCGGACGGAGAAACCCGCGTAAAAGCTATAGGCCACCCAATCCAAAAGCTATTAGCAGAGCAGCCAAATAGCGTGAGCTCTACCTTTACTTTTAGAGAATGTATGGCGGCTAACTTGGTACTGCACGGCAACAGCTACGCAAAAATAGAAATGAACGGAGCCGGCAGGCCCGTATCTTTAACGCCTCTTAATCCTTTACTAGTAGAGGTTAAAATAGTAGACGGCGAAAAGGTCTATATATTTGATAAAAAACATACTTACCTAGATTACGAGGTTTTACACTTTGTAGGGTTAAGCTTTAACGGCCTAACGGGTAAGAGCCCTATAACGGTAGCACGCGAAGCCGTAGCTATTGGGCTAGCGGCCCAAGAGTACGGCGCACGTTTCTACTCTAATGGCGCAAATACTGGCGGGGTTATTACGGCTCCCGGTAGACTGGATAACGAAATTATAAAGAGACTTAAAGCAAGCTGGAACCGAGCGCAAGCAGGTAACGCTAACGCTCATTCTACGGCCATACTTGAGGAAGGTATGAAGTACGAGAAAATAGGACTAGATCCGGAGGCGGCCCAGTTCTTACAATCTCGTAAATTCCAAGTAAACGAAATAGCTAGAATATTTAGAATACCTCCGAGCTACTTAGCGGACCTTGAGAACTCAAGCACTAGAGCTAACGTAGAGCAGCAAAGTATAGTATTTGTTAGAGACTGTCTACAGCCTTACGTTAGACGTATGGAGGTAGAGCTAAACCGTAAGCTATTTAGAGAGGACGAGAGTAACTACTACGCTTACTTTACCCTAGAGGGTTTAATGCGAGGGGACCAAAAAGCAAGGTACGAAGCTTACGCTACTGCCCGCCAATGGGGCTGGCTATCGGTAAACGATATTAGGGACCTAGAGAACCTTAACCCGGTAGAAGGTGGAGATATTTACCTACAGCCTTTAAATATGGTCCAAAGCGGAAAGGATAATACTAACGTAGACGCTGACTAAATGCCCTGGACCGACTACCCACAAGCTGCCGTAGATAACGCTAAGAGAGCTCTAAAAATCCGTGAGGAGGAAGGGACCGACTGCGGTACGCCGGTAGGCTGGGAAAGCGCCCGCATTATAGCTAATAAGGAGGCAATAACGGAGCAGCGCTTACCAAGGGTTTACAGCTTTTTATCTAGAGCTAAAGTTTACGATAAAGGACGTTTTAAAGACGAGGACGGTAAGCAAATATGCGGCTCTATAATGTACGCAGCTTGGGGCGGTGATGAGATGCACCGCTGGGCAGAAAGAACCTTAAACAATATGAAAGAAGAAAAAAGCGAGCGCCATATAAAGAAGGTAGAAGAAACAGCTACCGAGATAATTATAACTTACGGCAAATCCGAACCAATGGAGGAAGCCGGCTATAAGGAAGACGAGGACCGAGCGGAACCCGACGAGGTAAACGTAGGGGACTTCGTAAGCTGGAATAGCTCCGGAGGACGTAGCCAAGGGGTTATAGTAGAAGTAGAGCGTAACGGACAAATAGAAGCAGATAGCGGCTTTAAAGTAAATGGTAACGAGGAAGACCCCGCAGCGCTTATAAGCGTTTACGAATACGATAGCGAAGAACAAGCTTTTACCGAGCGTAAGCCACCGCTAAGAGTAGCGCACCTATTCAGCACGTTAACGAAAGTAGACGGCGCAGAGGTACGCAGTAAAGAGAACCTAGTAGAGCAAAGAAGCTACAACAGCGAAACGCGAGCTGTAGAGGGCAGAACGGTAGAAGGTTACGCTAGTGTATTTAATTCAATGAGCGAGGACTTAGGAGGCTTTAGGGAGATCATACTACCAGGAGCTTTTAAGAACGCTCTTAACGACGATATACGAGCGCTCTATAACCACGATAGTAACTACCTGCTAGCTAGAACTGCTAGCGGTACGTTAGAAGTTAAGGAGGACGATAAAGGCCTTTACTATCGTTTTGAGATGCCTAACACTAGCTACGGTAACGACTTACTGGAGCTGTATAAAAGAGGAGATTTAACACAGTCTAGCTTTGGCTTTACTGTAGATAAGGATAGCTGGCGCTTAGAGGAAGGCCAGCACGTAAGATATATAGAGAGCGTAAGCTCTTTATTTGACGTCAGTGCCGTAGTTTACCCGGCATACGTACAATCCTCAAGCGGACTACGCAGCGCCGAGCCTAACGGCGAAGGCGAAGCGGAGGAAGCGAGAGAGACACCTAAAGAGGAGGTAAACTTGAATTTATATAATGCTTTAATTAAACTAGCTAAAAATGAACGCTAAACAATTGCGCGAAAAGCGCGCTGCTCTTATTGAGCAAATGCAAGGAATGGTAGCGGCTGCTAAAGCAGAAAGCCGTAACCTTTCAACTGAGGAAAACGAAAAGTTCGACACTATTAACAACGAAGTAGAAGAGCTACGCGCTTCTGCTATTCGTATTGAAAGAACTGAAGAACTTAAAAAAGAATTAGCTTCTATAGCTGACGAGGTACGCGACAATGCAGCACCTGCTAAAGTAGAAGCTCGCGACGCTTTTAACGCTTACTTACGTAGAGGCGTTAACGGTCTAACACCGGCAGAAGCTAACGCTTTAGGCGAATTGCGTACTGGCGCAGATAACGCGCAAGTAACTACTACTGACGGTTTAGGAGGCTTCCTAGTACCGGAGAACTGGAGCGACTTTGTAAGCGCTACCGAGTTATTTAAATCGGACATTGAGCAAGTAGCTACAGTTATTCGCACAGCTAACGGCCAAGCGTTTAACTTACCTGCTAATAACGATACTTCAGTAGTAGCTGCTATCTTAGGAGAGGCTACCGCAGTTACTCGTAGCGATATGACTTTCACTAACGTGAAGTTTGATCCTTATACTTATTCTTCGGGCTTGGTACAAGTATCAAACCAGTTAATGAGCGATAACGCTTTTGACCTTTCTAGCTTTGTAGGTGGCCAATTGGCTAACCGCTTAAAGAGAGGTATTAACGCGGGCTTAACTGATGGTAACGGTACTTCTGCACCTCAAGGTGTAGTAACTGGCTCAAGCTTGGGTAAAACTGCTGCTGCTGTTGATGCTGTTACAATTAGCGAAGCTATGGACCTTTTCTATAGTGTAGATGCTTCTTACCGTAACGCTCCGGGCGCAGGGTGGATGATGAACTCTAACACAGCTAAAGCTATCCGTATTTTAGGATTTGGCGAAACTAACGACTTCCCGGCTTACGTTCCTGGAATGGCAGTAGGTGAAATGGATATGTTATTCGGTAAGCCAGTCTACATTAACGAAGATATGGACGATATAGCTACGGGAGTTAAGTCTATCTTATTCGGGGACTTTTCACAGTACTACATTCACGAAGCCGGCGGCGTACAAATCTTACGCTTAAACGAGCGCTTCGCTGACGAGTTAAGTACTGGCTTTATTGGCTACCGTAGAGTAGATGGTAACGTACTACAGTCAAGCGCTATTAAGCACTTGATCCAAGCTTAATACGTTTGTATGAAGGTTATTTTTAACCAAGCTATAGCAGGGGTAGACTTCCACTACCGTAAAGGTCAAGTGGAAGTACTACCCGCTGCGGTAGCTCAAAGATATTTAAACGCTGGCTTTTGCTCGGTAGTAGAGGAGAAGAAAGCGGCTAAAGCTGAGAGAGCAGTAAGCAAAAAGACCACAAAAAGAACAACCCGCAAAGCTAAGTAATGAGCTACAGTATAGTAACCCCAGCAACTTTAAAAGCTTTAACCGTACAAGAGGT